CTCCGCCATCCCATGCCGTCGTGACAAACAGCGTAATTCCAACAATGGTCGAGCCAGCCGGAATAACAATGTTCGTCGTGGCGGCAGTCGCGGACTGAACGACAGTGGTGTCGATCTGACCGAGAATTGCCGTGCCGACATTGGCGACGTTAGTTCCTACAGTGGAGCCGCTTGTTTCTAGAATTGAGCCCGCTGTAATGGGCCCAGTGAAAGTAGTTGTGGTCATATCACTGACCCCTCCTTTGGGTTCGATAGATACTGGATAGCATTTTGGAGGATTTTTATGTCGTCCTTAAGCTTCCCAATACCCGTATTACAATCAGAGCATAGCAGACCACGGATCTTACCAGTTGAGTGACAGTGATCAACTGCAAGAGACTTCACAACACCAAGCCTTGTTGCTGTTTCGGGCTTCTTGCAAATTGCACAGACACCGTTCTGGCTTTTGAAAAATTGTTCATACTCTTGACGAGTAATCCCAAATTTTCTTTCGCGTTCCTTGTGGCGTAGCGTTTCCGCATTTGCCTCACGATATCGCGCCCGATAGTCCCGTATGACTTCCGAAATCTCAGGATTTGCTCTTCGCTTTGCGTTAGCTCGGCGAGATATTTCCTTTGCTTTTTCGGGATTAGCTTTGCGGTATCTCGCTGCTCTCTCCCTATTCTTAGCCCTACGATCCTCTTCAGAAAGACCCATGTTATTCTCCCCCAATACAGTATTTGCATACTATACCGGGGAAGAGGTTTTCACAACTCCTTACGAAGTCGGGAAGCTGCCGTAGAGGGCGCGCCAATTATAATATCCGAAGGAGTATCGCTCGTAGCCCTTAACGAGAAGGTTATCAGTCGTAAAGTCGACCTGCATATCCATTTCGTAAGGAACGCGCTCCATGTAGACGAGACCTTTGATGTTCGTCAGCAGGAACCAAGCGTAATTCGACGTCAGGTAATCATTAACCATGTAGCCTTCGGGAAGGCCACCAGCGGTCGAAATGATAGCGTTGACGTCATTGTTTGCTGTGCCTGGGCGCAGTTCAGTCTTCGTCAGACGAATTGCAACCGGCTCCAGCGTCGGCGGGATGATCAGCTTGCGACCGCGAGCGAAGATCTTCAGGCCGGCGATGTCGCGGAAGTTCTGACGAATGCTGATCATAGCATTCAACAGGGAGGCTTCGTTGAGATCAACGTCGGTCGTCGGACGGTTCGCAATCGTGTTGCCGTCAATCGGATGGTTGGTCGCGCAGAGAGCGACACCGTCGCCACCGACAGACGCATTATACGTCGTGGCGGTATTGAGGATGTTAGCGCCGTAGATTTCCTTCGTCTGCGAAAAGCTCTCGATCAGGCCAAGGTTCGTGGGCGTAAACTGCGTCTTATACAGGTTGTCGTCGATGGCCTTGCGAGTGATCGCGTAGCCAAGGCCGATCTCGTAGTGTTCCTGATTATAGACGTAGCGCTCGCTCGCATTGTTGTCGAACGACACGGCGCCGCCTTCAGTCTTGATCGCGGCAAGACCGAGGTAACGCATTTCCGCAGTGCGCTCAAGAGCAAGATTAGACTTCGATTTCTCGAACATCTTATCCCACTGAGACGGGATCTGCGGGTATTTACCTTCAACGCCCCGGAGGCCGGGGAGGAGAAGGTCGCGGATGGCAGAAAGATTAACAGCCATTGTTCCTTACTCCTCTTAAGCGCCCGTCGGGCCGGTTGCACCAGTCGGGCCGGTAGCACCGGTCGGACCAGTCGGGCCTTCCAGATCGCCATTGTCGCGCAGCCACTCATTGTTGAAGCCAACAACGACGTAGTTGTAGTTCGACGTAGCGTCGGTTCCGTTAGCGCCCGGCGGGTCGATAACCATGTCGACGATCTTGAACGGATACGTCGTGGTCGTGCCGACCGTGTCGAGATACATGCCGGAAAGGCCGGTTGAGGAGTTACCCGTGCCGACGTTAAGCTGAGCCAGCTTGCCGACAGGCGACGAGGTAAAGGTGGTGTTCGAACCAGTGATCTGGAACGAAGAACCGCTCGTCTGAACGACAAAGCGGGCATTCGGATCGTCAACGACATAAGCGATGACGTCGCCCGAAGCATCCGAACCCGGCCAATAGTTCGACCAGACAGTGCGCTTCTGCGAAACCGAAAGATACTGGCAACCCCAGAAGATGCCAGCGAGTTCAACCGCACCAGCAGTCGCCTGCTTGATGTAGCCATTCATGGACGGCGAAGTAACCGGGACGACAGCATCGCCCTTATAAATCGCAGCAGCCGACGAAGCGATGCGACGAACGGACAGACGCCAGTTCATCGGACCATTGCTCGTCGACGTCGGTGAGAAACCGAACGGAGCAAAGTTGTTGGACATGACCAATCCCTATGGGAGTTGGATCTTTACGCGCTGCCGGCGCGGCAATGCTTCAGATGGGGGGTGAATGACCTTTCCGGCGCGGAATGGTCGGTATTGCCACAGTCTTAAACGGTGGCGGGTTATAATCCTCTACCCCCGGCGCGGAGGGAGGAAACTTGGAAATGGCCGACTTTCCAATCGGCCATTAAAATCGTCCAGTTTATATTTATCAGACGTTTTGCAAGGATGCAACTACTCGTCTGCCGGAACCCCAATCGGGGACCGGGTCTTGCTAAACCGGTGAACCTCACGTGGGCCAAGATCGGATCCGCGGCCATTGCGAAGCTGCTGCTCCTTGGTCAAGACCGCTTCACGGGCGGCCCTGGCTTCCTGAGCCCTAGCCTCATCCGTCAGGACCTTGGGGCGTTCCATGAGGACTTGACCCTCTTGCTCAATCGTGGCGCCCGTCCATGTGCCCGGCATCATCTGCGGGTAACGGCTAAGCGGAACCGGGGTCCAGCCCTGACGGTTCAGTTCGACAATATACGCCGATTGCTCCTCGCCCATGACATGGGTGGCCTTCCATTGATAATCCCAGCCAGCCGGAGGTTCCGGAGCCCAGAACTTATCCCGGACAGCGCCGCCTTCAGGCTGGTTGTCGCGGATTTCCCGCAAACGGGCTTCAGCGCGAGCAACGCTGTTTTGAGTGGCGTCAAGCGGCTTATGATCAATAGACGTAGCGTCCATAGTCTTACGGAACGCCTTGCCTTCTCTTGTGCGGCCATCCGGGATGGCGATTTCATCAAATCCTGACATGAATAAATTCCTTACGCTGACAGTTTGCCTTCACGGATCAACTGCGCTTTGCTGCGGGCATAGGCTTCAATGGCTTTCTCGCGGGACATTTCAGGCTCATTCAGCATGGCCTGCTCTACCTCCGCAGCCGAAAGGGTCATGGTCGAACCGCCGTTGTATCCAGACCGGCCAACCGTGGGGCTGGACGAAGACACAGGGGCAGAGGCCATGGCGGGTTTTCGGCCGTTTGACCGTCCATTCGAAATGCCAAGCTCGCTTTCGATAAAGGAGAAGTATTCAGGGGTTTCCGGGGTAATGCCCTTCAAAACCGTGGCCGCCTGATGAGCTGCCGACAGCTTATTAAGATCATTAGCCGCATTTGGATGCTCCCTCATCCAAGCCGCCGACTTAGGCGTCAACCTAGACAGAAGGCCCTCAAACTGCTGTTCCGGCGTCTGAGGCTGGGGCGGAGGCGCATATTGAGGCTGCTGATCGGCAACCCGGCCTTCGCTTGTCTGGATAGACTGAAGGTGGCGCTCAATATTGCGTTTACCGCTGCTCAGTTCATTAAGCTGGGTATGAGCCCAAGCCAGAACCTCATTCGCCTCCGCAACAGCGTTATAATCCCCCGCCGCGGTAGCATCAGCCAAAGCGCGCTTGGCCTGCGAAATGGTCTGCTGCATATTTTCAATGCCGCTGTTGACCACCTGCAAATTACTCTGATGAAGGTCAGCCTGCGTATACTGAGCGGCCTTGGCTTGCTCCATCGCATACTGTTCAGCGCGCATTCGAGCGATTTTTTCCTGCTCGTGGCGCCGATTAACTTCATCTAACTGCGCTTTCATGTCTTTTAGCGCAGCTTCCCGCTCATCAACCGTCTCTTCTTGGCCTTTTTCGCCTTCCAAAACGACTTCTACGGGCTGTTCGTCCACAATCGGGACTTCAATTTCGTTTTCGTCCGGTAAATCGGTCATTTTTCAGCCCTCAGTAGATGAAATCGGGGTCAGTCACGCGCATTCTAACGCTGGCTTCGCCAACTATGCGGCAATCGACCACATCTTCTCTGGAAATTGACTTCTGGAGCGTGTTCAGCGTGACTTGCCAGCCGTCAGAGGGGCGAAAAACGACCCAATCGCCAACACTAATGTCGCGGAACTTGTTTCCGTCCTCATCAATGTAGCAAAACGGAGCCATTTTAACGATCAGACCGACTTTTCCCTGATGGACGTCTTCTTTTCTGGTCGTATCAGTCAGGATTAGACCCGACTTTGTCTTCTCAGGGCGCTTATAGATCGCAACCAGCATGTCCGATCCAAAAAGTTCCACCCCGTCTAAATCACCAACTCGATCCAAAATCGCTTGTTTCGGATCAACTTCATGTAACATCGCTACTGCTGGCAATGTAAACACTCCTATTTAACCCAGAACGCACGTCTGGGGCTCGCTTCCCAAGGGCATCTTGGGAAATTCACAAATGCCTTGCATGTTGACCAAAGTATTTATCAGCCGCTATTTGATAAGCAAATGAGGCTGCCGCCGGGCAGTCAAACGATCCAAGATATTTTTTATGTATGTGCGCATGATATTTTTTATGTTTAAAACTGTAAGCAATTCCCTTGATCCCACCCTTTGCTTACCTCCAGAAAGCTTGTGGTCAAAGGGGCGGAGGTGCTTCACCATCTCCGTCCCTTGTTTTTTAACGATTTTTGTCATCCAAGCCAAGAACTTTTCTTTGAGCTTCTTTGGCTGCATTTAACGCATCGGAAATACCCTTAAGCCTTCCGACACGGTATCTGTAATCATCAAATGACTGCGCCTTGCCTCCCCCCAATTCCAGAATTAACTGTTCATGGAGGTCGGCAAGGATTTTGACCAACTCTTCGTAAAGAAGGAGATCTAAATTCATCAGCGGCGCGACATCAGTAAGGCCAGCATTAAAGCCTGCTGTTGCCGAGCGGCGGCTTCAGCGGCTTCTCTTTGGGCCTTGGCTTGTTGAGCCGCAGCCAATCGAGCCTGATTAGCTTCCTGAACCTTAGCGAGCTGGGCTTCATACTCGCCGCGATCCGCAGTGTTCTGAGCTGCGTTAGCCTGTGCAATGCTGCCAATGTTGGCCTGAGCATTGCCCATGCGGGCGTTATACATCGCCACAAATGGGTCCATCGTTCCGGGCTGATCAGCCACAATGCCAGGCATCAAGGCATTTTCTTGCGCCAAACGGCTTCTGTTTTTGTATTCGTCCGAGCCTAGGAACATCTGGGCGATTTGCTCAGGTGTTTGTTGTCCAGAAGCCAAGGCATTTTTCCAAAATGACATGCCCTCCAAGTCCGGAGCACGATTAAAATTCTGGGCATAAAGCCTAGTCAAATAAGCGTCTTCCGGGCTCATCTGCGGGAATGTATCCATTTGCGGATTATTCGCCGGCAGCATGGGAGGATTAGCCATAGCGGCTGGAGCTTGCTGGACAGGAGCCGGCGCCTGAGCCTGCGGCATGCGAGCCAAAGTATCCCCAGTCATCATGAGCGGGGATATCGGACCATTCGCAAAAGCCGCCAGCGGACCACCATCAGCCCTTTTAGCCCTGCCACCACGTTTGCGACCCTGTTGAGCCCATGAAGGGTTTACTCCAGCCGTCGCAGGCTGGTTCTGAGGCTGCGGAGGCGTTGCGACAGGAGCCGGCTGGGCGCTTACGTCCATGCCGTTATCATACATGCCGGAGCGCGTCCCAAATCCATCGTGGACCGGGGACTGCTCTATAGCCTTGCCAAGCGTTTGGTTGCCCGGCGTTTGCATAGCCTGTTGGGGTTCTTGCGTCTGCGGAGAAGCGGCAAAGCTGGCGATGGTGTCCTGATACTGAGGCCCCATCATACCGCCAAAGCCGGTCGTGGCTCCTCCGCCTAGATAAAACCCCGGCGGCCGGCTTTGCTCTTCTCCAGTTCTTCTTTCTGGAGACGACCTTCACCCGAACCTGCGCCAGCCGTCAGATCCTGAGTTGAGCGAACCTTACCGCCACGCTTGAACGGACGGGGAGGCATGCCGCCAGGAGCGCCAGCGCCCGGCATACCGCCGATACCCGGAGGCATACCGCCCGGAGCGCCGCCCATCGGAGGGGCCGGAGGCATCATGCCGGGGGGAGGCATCGGCATTCCACCACCAGCCGGCGGCATCATCGGCGGCATCCCGCCAGGCGCGCCACCCATGGGAGGCATCGGCGGGCGAGGTAAACCGCCAGCATCTCCCATGCCCATTCCTGCGCCACGGCCATCATTGATATTGATGGTCACGCCGCCAGATTTTGCCGTCTTGCCAGAGCCAAGAGCGCCGCCGTCAGCCCGCTTGGTGCGGCCGCCATATTTCTTGCCCGTCAAATCTTCAGACTTGACCATTTTCTTGATCAGAGCGCGATCTTCGGCCTCGTCATCATGATTAACCTT